GTCAGATAATCATACAAATGTACAAAGGGAATTCTCAATTCTGATGATTCACAATCAGCTGCACTTATTTGTAAAGATGGGAAACCTGTTAAGCCGATGGCACTATAACCACCCAGAAAAGGAACAGTTTCAGTATCTTGTCTGAGATTGAAGGGAATGAAACCCAACAAGAGTTGGCCCAGATGAAAAGGGGTTCCATTGAGTTGCACACGTAAAATAGGGTTTAATCTATAATAGGCATACATTCTCAAAGTTCTTTGTTGAAGGGAATCAATATCGGATATTAGATTTGGAATTGTTGCATTCCAGAGAGTTTTATTGAAAATGTCGGTTGATTCCCATTGCACTGTTTTAATAACTACAGGTTTTGCTAGTTGCATTGCTGCAAACCAGTGTTCATCTGGAATTACTTGGGGTGCAGGGAGATCAATTGGTTTTTGTTGGGCGTATTCTACATGATCAGACGCCTGATCAACAAAAGTGGTATTGGTTTGGGCAGTAAGGGTGGTTTCTTGTGTATTTGTTTGTGTTGTATGTGTTTCCATTATTGTATTTATACTTACCAGTATGCTGGTGGTTCGAGGATATCCTCTAACCATTCTGTTCTCAATGTGTCCCAGCTTTTCCACATTGGAATTTGTTCTAGATTTGATTGGCGAACAGCCAATTTTGCTTCTTCTTGAAATTGTTCGTACATTTCTTTTCCATGAAAAAACATTTCTTTGAGAGCACAATCCAAGTTCATCTTTGTCACACCATGTTCATCTTCATTTTTCCTTGTGTAGTGTACCATTTTAGTGATGGATGGAAAAGCTAAAGGGCACAATCTTTTCCCAGGAGCAACTCTTTCACCAAAAGATCTTTTAAGGAAAGTTACTTCCTCGATTGGTTTCAATTTGAATTCTGTGGAGACTTTATCTGCGGGAGTGATATTCATACCAAGAGATATGGAGATGGGCTTGATGTTCGTTCCATTGAACCACGGTGCGTCACGGACAGTTTTGACCAAATCATCTCCATAGAGAATCATTCGAACACACCTTCTGAATTCACTCAAATTCATTTTCTTGATATCATGCAATCGAGCTAAAATTAACCAACAATAGAACATTTTCATTTCATGGACATCTGTGTTGATTTCTGCTGTTATAGCACAACCACTTTTGTTTCCTCCTTCTGTTTGGAAAATTCCGTCTCCAATTTGAACATAAGCATATGCTAGTTGTTCCATCAACTTGACTCTCTTCCATCGATTTTCAGGACCATCATCTGCCCAATTTGAAACTCGGTGAGCATATCGAATAAACCAGTCTGGGGATAGAGTTCTATCCCAATCAGCATAATCAAAGTCTTCCGCTTCATTGGAATATTCAGCCAGGTGTTGGTATAACGAATCCCAGTGTTCATACGGGTTTATTCCAACACAACTGGAAATTGAACCTGCCATTGCATGTTGAACTCCTACATATGCACCAAAGAATTCTCTCAATTTGAGATTAAACTCCATGGGCAATACAATGAATGATCGAGTTTTTCCTTTCAAGATTTTCTCTTTTGGTCTCAATTCATCTTTTAAACATGCATATCCCAATATGTTAGCATTGAAATCATAATTATCAAAGGCTTCTTCCAGTTTTGGTACCATTATTCGATTGGGAACATCTCCTGTGATAAAATCACGTTTTCCTTTCAACTTGGCTTCATGACACCATGGGAGTCCAGGTGCTGTTGTGATGTCCAGTGGTTTGACATTTAACTCTTCACTTCCATTTAGAACTTCACTCTTTGTTAGTAGACGTCTGTTTCCAACTCTAACAACATGATCTTCAAAACTGAGTTCGTCTACTACTTGTTGAGAAATGTGAGGATCTAAATGGGCATACTCTCTGTCATATCCACTCATTGATTTCTTCAAGACATCATCACAAGGCTCTTCCATTCTGGGATCTTTTGCATATAACACTGATGGCAAATAATTGGTGGCAAACATTGCAGTGAAATATGTGGATAACATTGATGGTTTAAAACTTGTTTTTCCATTTTGGTTCAGAATTTTTGTGGCTTTTCCAATTTGTTTCAATCCAGTTGCTTCACAAGGGGTTTCGATAGCAATTTCATCTGGTAAATGATCTCGAGTAATATGTTCGAATTGAGTGTCAGTTAAATTCTGACTGACTTGCACTCCAACAATTCGATTTATACCGGGGATAACCATAATACTACCTGAGTTTCCCTTTCCAAGTTGTTTTGGCACTTTAAGACCTCCATTGTGGATTATCTCCTCACCATTCACATTTTTATATCCAAATGGGCCTGTGGCTCGAGCAACATGTTTGGAAATGACGAAAGATCTCAAAACTTCCACTTCTTGAGATTCTTTTGGGACATACTGGATGAATTGATGTCTTGAATCGGGGGCCATTGGAATCTCTACATTCTGGAAGTGATACACGGCCAAATCAGATCCTTTTGACACTTTGATCAAATTTTTCGGATCAAATTTCTCGGAATACACCTTCCCATTGGTAAAGGAAACTTTGACATCATCACCAATTTTGCATAGGGATGGAGTATGCATTACAGTCAACAGAGATCTTTTATTGTAAAAGAATCCTGTGCAAATGAAATTTCCGAATTCAACCAAATGTACATTTTTCCATTTCTTGTGTCCAAAATCAGACATTTCTTCGTGTCTTGTCCCAAATTTATGTGCCAAATTGGTTCCAGCATATGTTGGGTCATTCTTGCGCATATAGGTATAAATACCTGCTGCAACAAGACCTGCCACTACAACACCTACTCCCAATTTGAACTTACGTGAATTCATGTCTCTCAACCACCATTGCAATCTTATTCTCAAACGGGTTCCTTCTGACACCAGAGCAGTTGGTTCGAATTCATAGACAATGAAGGGAGTAAATGGATAATATGGCAGATGAGTGTTGAATTGAATGTTGCATTCATCAATAATTTTGTGACACATCTCAGGAAAATCAATGGTGGCTGGATTTTCACATCTACCCAAAGGAGGATTAAATCCTCTGATCCCAAGTTCACTTCCTTCAGGGATGTCCTCTTCGTTGAACAATTCATACAATTCCGATCTTGCCACTTCTTCCACATACTCAGGTAATTTATAAGGGATATTATATTCCTCACAAAATTGAATGGCCTTTTCGAAGTTGATGCCCCATTCACCATAATAATCCACGATTTCAAGTTCATTCTCCATTTTCCAAATGGAGATAGAAATTTTCTCATTTCCCATTGAAATCATCCGATCTCTCATGATTACTCGGACACCAACAAACGATTGAGGATCAGCTATCAAACATTTGTGAAGAAGAAAGGTTTCGTCTGCACACGAGTCAAGATAATATCTACCCCAACATTCATTAGCCAATTCTCCCACATGGTTCAGATAATCCTCATGATCGTTAAGGGATGTTGAATCAGAGAAATCGGTGTCCATATCCGACTCTGCATGTTCAGCAAAGACTTGAACAAAGTCAACTGGGTCAGTGTCAGGCAATGGCTCGAAAGCTTCCAAAATCACAAGATCTTGCTCTTCAGCTTCTCTCCTCAAATCAAACTCTTCTCGATCAGATTGAGGTCTGCATGTTGCCTCACAGAGATCAAACTGACGATTCCGCTCATCACGATCCATTTCTTCATCATCCAGTCTTTGGGATTCTTCCAGATACTGCTTTCTCATTGATTTTGGTGCTTGGTTCCTTCTGTAATCATCCTTAACCTCATTCAAATTGCGGGCTTCTGCTTCAAGGAATACTTTGTCGAGTTCTCCTTCATACTTTGCCACAATATTATTGGCCCATTCTTTTGTGTTCAAAATAGTTTGTTC